GGCACTGGGAGCCGGCGTAACTCACGCCGGAGAGGGATTCTACTCTGGGATCACGCGTCTACCCGAATCCATGGCCCAGTGTTGGGCCATCCGGGTACAACGCGACGTTTCAGATGGTAGGTATGGGGACGGTCCTCAAAGGACTCGGATCCGACCTTGCTCCTACCAAGTGACTTAGCGTAGACATATGGATCATTGTTGGGCGCTTTGAAACGCTTGTAGGATGTCCGATACATCGCGACTAGATACGCCTCGCTCGTGTCAACGTCGGGTACCTCCACGATCGTTGTGAGGGGATCAGCAACAGCAGGTACCACCTTGCCTTGCGGCTCGGTGAATACATGCGGCGCATACACCCATGTCCGGAAGCCCATATGGTTCTGGCCTACGGTGAGAGAGGTAAAGGACCGGGCAGACTCATCGAAATCGCTGATGAGTCCATCATCCGTATCCCCGAAGGGTATACGACACTTCTTTAAAACCGGGGGAAGGTGAGATACTACCCACTCCCAAACCGGCTGAAGCCGTCCATCCAAGCCCCACTCCATTCGAGACCAACGTTTGATATTGTTGGCAAGAACAAAGATGTCGGCAGCGGATGTGATTGCCTTGTCCACGTAAAACGCGGAGACGTCAAGACCATCTAAGTAACATGAACCACAGGATTCCCTGAATAAGGGCCCCTCCGTGCTCGAATACGATTTTGCTGTATTCAGGCGCAGTCCACAGTGGTTGAGAACCTCTTCCAGAGGCCCAGCCACGGCACTAGGTACGATCATATCGTCACCATAGCAAGTTACATCAGGCTCAACGCCCAAGACTGCACACGTAGCCCAAGCAAGAGACCAAAAAACTAGGGTCTCCAACTCGAACGTGGCTCCGTTCCCCATGGGGGAGAAGAGCTCATACGTGTGGACCTTATTTTCAACCATCACAGACTGGGTGCGCAATGCATCCAAGACCATGTACCAGCGCAAATCAGCATGGTCCGCGGAATGGTTACCGAGGAACCGCCAGACTAGCTGGTTGGTGACAGACTGACTAGCGGACCTGAGGTCCAACGTAGCTATCTCACCTGTCCGAGAACCCCGCAGGGCCCTCTTCTGGTTGATCGACTGATCTTGGAGGTTAATCCCGTACTTAAACATACGCCGACGCATGCAGTAGCCAGCGGCTAGTTGCATGATCACGTTTGCGTCCGGGCCTTTTCCAATGGTTCGACCAGTTAAGGCATTCTTGTTAATGACGATCATCTCGTCTTCTTCGTGAATTTCGTAGTGGGCAATCCCGCGTGCATCTAGCGACGCGAGCCACAAAGGACGACTCTGAAGACAAACCTCCCAAATTCGGGCGGCTGACGAGGTGACATGAGGAGTAGAAGAGAGTTTTCCAAGCGTAGACGCTTCACAGCGTTTCAAACTTGTAGTGGCTCCCGGCCCAAAACGTAGGGCTTCCTCGAATCGGTCCCATGACCACGGCCCCAAAATAGACACCGCTTTCCGACAAGCCAAGTCGAGGATCTGGCTGACGCGTGGATTTCCCACGAGGTGCGTACTGAGGCGGCGGTTGGTTTCCGCATTTAGTGACTCATCGGCGAAGAAGCCGTCAAGAGCCACCTTACGAGTATCCACACCCAGATCGAAATCTGGATACTTCCTTACAGCTTCCTTTTGGAGGAAACCGTCCCGGAACTCTTGCCCGGAGAGAGAGAAGTCTGGCATGTTATAACCAACGGCTGCTGCTGCGTCCTTAGCTCTGGGTAAACCCAGTGCGTCAGATAGCTGACAGTGGAAAATGCCAGGATGGAACCTACGAACGAGATCGAAACGATTACGAATATCGTCACCCATGGAGTTTCTCCTAATGAGGTGGAAGAAGAGCGATTAGCCTCTGAACCGGAGCAGTTGCGCCGGATCATCACCACACGAACTCGCCGTCCTGGACCATTAAGGCAACCAGAGCGGAAGTGATGATGTTACTGAGGAGGTGTTCAACGTCCTTGGCCTGAGCAGCCGTCCACGTGACGGGCACGATCAGCTCAGCATTGCCGGACGCATAGTCCACCATGCTCTCAACCGATACACCGTTTACAGTCTCGGTGATGGTACGGGGAACCCGGAGGTTAATCCCCACCGTACGAACCTTGGCCGAATGTTTCATCTTCAGCTGGAGGGTCTCGCGACCCACAAAAGCAGAAGCGGCTTTGTTCTGGTACTTGGCGACGTCGCCATAGATGCCAGAAGGCTCGAACGAATGTTCGACGGGCACAGTAGCTCCGTCGTTAACAGTGATGATGGCATTATCCGCCATACGATAATCCCCTAAAGGGTTGTCCTATTGGTAGGA